TGGTTGCTTCATCATATTCAGTTCTTGTTGAGCTTGAATATATTTAAAGTGACCATCAGCATATTTCTCTAATATTTTTTGAACTTCTGGAGGTAATGTTTCAATTTGCCCAAAGTAGACATTAGCAGCCATCATTAAGTCTTCATGTTGGTCTCTGATTTTAATCTCAGGCAACTGACCTCTCTCAATCATAGCTATGTCTTTTTCAGACTTCTCATCTATGGAAACTATAACATTCTCTACGTTGTCCATATCTGGAGTAGCATCAATAAGAGCTTCTACGATCGGGGTTATATTAACCTGAACATCTCCTTGAGAAGCAGACTCTACGCTTTGAAGCACCGTGATAGTGTTTTGGAGAGAAGCCTGTCTTGAAGCTGGGGTCTGTTTTTGAATCTTATCTGCATTAACTGAAACCGTGAAGTTAGCACCAACTAATTCTGGGTCTATAGTGATTAGTTCACTAACTCCTCTTTTACCAGTAACAGCAAATGATTGTTCTTCGGTAACGTATTGGGCATTAAGTTCTAGGAAGTGTTCACCAAGTTTCTTGAGCACTTGCTCACCGAACAGATCAATAATCATCTTCATGTTGGTGTCAATATTGGCATCAATAATCTGAGCACCTCTAGCAGTTTGATTAACCGACTGCCCAGATCCACCTGCACCAGATGAATAGAGTGAAGAAATACCGCCAGCTTTTTCAATCTTCTGACCGAGATTCTCTGCCATACCAATGGCTGCACGAGTATTGTCTTGAGTTCTAATCTGTTGAATTTGTGAAGCGTCACCCATAACTCGGATAACTCCGTCTGGTCGTTTTCTAAATTGCCAGTCAGGTGTCTGAGAAGCAGCTGATCCAGCTACCCACATATCAGAGTTAACCTGTCTAATGTTGGTCATTGTCTGGTTTAGAATTTCAGTAGAAGCAATTTGAAGATCGCCTACAACATCAACTAAAGCCAGTGCGTGATACTCATCATCTTCTGGGAAAGGGCAAAACTCAATAAATGGGTAATGACCGTGCCAGTAAGGTGAAGTTGTGTCAGTGTTAATAATTTGATTTTTAGAAGTCTCGCTACTATCTCCAGAGCCCATTTCCTCAAGAGGCATGTAGTACATTTCACCATCGTTGGTGTGCATACAAATTAAAGGAACTGAGGCTTGTCTAAATGTCCACTTATCTTCTGAGTCGTAGTCAGTGGCTTTTTCGTGTTCGTATTCAAGTAATTTATCAGTAACTCCAGATTTCTTTAAGACAGCTAAAAACTTTTTACTCCAGTAAGGTTCTTCACCTTTACTCTCAAGAGATTCGTTTTCATCAAGCATATCACCGACACTCTTATCTAATAATTCAATTAAGTAAGGTTGATTATAAAGTGATGGGATATTTCTATTAGGAACCAATAAGTTGTTATAGCGAACAAACTCAGCATCAGCTCTGTTAGTGATGTCTCTAAGGATTTTCCTACGAGTTTCTTTTTGCTCAACTTTTTGTTCTTCTGCCTCATCTTGAAGATCAGTGGCACCATTAACTTTCTCAATTTCAACAGGGACATCTTCAACTTCTTTAATCTCAATAGCTTTTTGATATTTCCAACCAGTTTTACAATAGCCTTTACCAGCTAAATAAGCTGAGAAGTACATTCTATAAAAAAGAGTAGTAGTCATTAGCTCGCCAACCTCCCAGTTAACAAACTGTTGATTTACTTCACGAGTTTGAATATCAGCACCATGGCGAACATCCAAACGAATGGCACTCATAGATGGATTTGATCTGGATAAATAGTTACGTACTAGAGGAAAAACCTGTGGGTCGACCAATGAATAATCCCAATCATAGTTATCGTCTACGTTAAGAATACCTTTATATAAGTTTTTGTTAACTTCAACTCTGTCAAATGGATCTTGGTTAAGATCTTTGCACTGGTTATATTTTCTTCTAATGATGTCTGGTTTATTTGATTTTTTAGATTCTTCCATATATCTCCAATATTAAGGTTTATTTACTCTCTTTGTGACTCTTACATCTACCACTATATCCTGCTACAAACAAAGCCGATTTGAGTCGCACGGTGCCTAATACCCTCATATATTGTCTACGACTAAGTTTAACTACCTTAGCAAGAGAGCCGTGGTCTATCTGGTAGCCATTGTCCCTAAGTAGCTGAAACATAAAAATTAACTTTTCACGCTCCTCAAGATTACATAATAGTTGGACAACCATTTCCTCATACTGCATATTATCTTGCAGTCTTTTATTTTCTAAACCACTATCACCTGGCTCATATTCTAATTCACCATTCTCAGCTTGTTTTTCAAGTTGCGAAAAGTTTATAGACATAGGAACAAAGTCACCAAGACCTCTATGTAGTTTCAATCTTTTTTTTCCCACTTGTCTCCTTAATCACCAACTTCCCATTAACAACTTTATAGGGGGCAGTCATTTTACGGTGTGTGTTAGTTTTTTCTTCCATTGATAAATGATTACGGGATTTTATGTTTTGCCTGTAGTGAAGAAGAGTATTAGCTCTGGCAAAAGTGTAACCATTAAACTTAGCTCTTACCCAAAAATCCCAATCCTCATAAACAGGAAGTTGTCTAAAACCGTCTAGTTTTTCATAAACAAAGCGGTGCATCATAGAGGTGACTACTAAGCCACAGGATTTACCCATAATGTATTTGGCTGTTATCTCTTTTGGAGAATCAACCAATTTAGGTTTCTCTATATGACCAAACTTTAAAACATTTGGATAGGCAATATCAACCCTATTGATAACTCTGCCACACTGCTCTATAAAGTCAGGAGCTAATTTATCATCAGCATCTAAAAATAAGAGTAGCTTCCCAGAAGACATTTTAACTCCAATATCACGAGCCTTAGCTACGCCGACATTACTAGGTAGCATAATAGAAGTAGCAAGAGCGTGAGCCCTAGGATCCTTGGAACAATCATCAACCAGAATAACCTCCTTCGGAGATACGGTTTGTGCTTTAATTGAATCCATACACGCAATAATTTGTTCGATTGGTTTGTTATAAGATGTTACTATGATTGATAAATCAGCCTTCATTGTTTTTTAACAGTGTTTTTCTTACCACCGCCATACTTTCTAACTACCGATTCATTAGTTGAGCGAGTAAACTTATGAATATCTATAATCATAGCTTCTAAGTTATCCACTCTCTCTACTAAGTCATTTAATGCTAAGGGTAATGCTCTTATCGCATCCCTAGTTCTTGGGTCTAACATTATCTTGTTCTCCTACTGATGCTCTTTTTACTTGTTAAATGTCTTCCTCCCTTAGTAGCCCAGGCTGGAGCATCTTGCTGGACTTGATTAAACGCCTCTAAGTTAAGGAAGAAATATTCCATAGCTGTAGAAGGATGGGAGGTAAAATCATGGATTGGTTTAACAATAGGCGTGGTTGCCTGTGAGTCTTCTTTTCTAGTTGGATAGCGATACATCTTAAAACATTCTAAAATAAACTCAGTCCTATGGTTAGCGTTAACTTCAATACCTTGCTTTAGGTATCTTTTAGTAATGTCTCTACGAGTAAGAAAATCATTTTGAGTTGTTGATTGAACGAATACTCCAGCTTTTTGTAGCTCTTCCATGGTGGTGGTAGATTTAACAAAAGATCTTTTTCTAACATCAGAGTCACCAAAGTGAATGGCAGGAGGTAGTTGTGCAATATCAGCAAAAGCTTTTAGGTCATCATCATTGTAAGTAAAACTAGAATCTATCTTCTTGCCAAACAAAGGGAAGTAGAACTGGATAATCTGTTGTTCATTCTGATAACCATCAATTAAACGAGCTTTGCCGTTAGCTGGGTTAATCTGCCAGAAGAGGAAAGCAGTACCATCTAGTCCATAGTCACCTGAACAATAAAGCGTTTGGTTAACCAAGTATGGGAAGTCCCCATAAGAAGCGTTCTCTATCTCTGGGTAAACTCTGCCTGTGATAGACAACTCCCAGTTAATCATAATCTCTCTGTTAAAATCTTCAACAGACCTACGCTCTCTCTGTTCTTGAAGCCAAGCTTTAGTTTTACGAGGGTCTAGGTGGTAGGGTAGAGTAATAAGTTTAATCTTCTCTCCATCCTTACCAAAACGAAGTCTCTTAGCTTTACCTGGCTTAATACCAGGCGTAGTTAAAACGATACGACAGTTAGTAGTATCAGCAGTTGATCCCCAAGCAGCAGTGTCATTATCCCAGAAAGCAAACTCATCAAGTAAGATAGCTCTTTGGCGACCACCACGTGAAAAGTTTTGATTGCTAGACTCACCACCGATAGCGTTACCATTATCAGGGTTAATCAAACTCATGTAAGTAAAATGCTTATCTCTATTGAAGCCCTCAGGCATAATAAAGTCTGGCAACCTAGTCACCATATAATCAATCTTACCGAATAATGATTCTTCTTTGTTCCCCACGACTCCACCCCTACGGTTATCAACGTAGTCTTCTTTACGAGAACCAATCAAGAAGTTAGAAGCTGGTTTAAAAAGCCACATCCAAATTAAAACACCAAGAGTTGTGTAGGTAGCACCCATTTCACGACATTTTTCAATAAAAACATCTTCACCGTTGTCTATAGCGTCAACCATAGTACGAATCATGCGTTTTTGGAAGCTAAATGGTTCAAATCTAAAGTGGAATGGTTCTATTTTAGGATTAAAGGTGTAAAGAAATGTCTCGAAGAAGTAAACAGGGTCTTCTTTTGCCCTTTCTTTCATCTCTAGGAAAGTTTTTTTAAGGTTTTTTTGTTCTTTAGGGGTTATTTGTGACAGTTCCATATATTTAGAATAACACACAGAGTGTTATTTATTCAATACTGTTTTATATTTCCTTTCAATAAACTCTGGACTAAAATTCTTTTTAGCTAAATTAAATGCAAAGCTTTTACTAGGAGGAAGACAAGCCCATTTATCTATTTTTTTAGCTAATTCTTCTATAGAAACAGAATAAACATCCAATAAAACTCTTGTTTGCAATTTGTGGGTTACTTTAGCTCTTACTAGCCACCGACCTGGTAATAAGCGATTATTTGGTGAAATATCAGGCATCATTACTGGAATACCAGACATTAAAGCCTCATTAGTTCCAAGTGAAAGACCACCATACCTTCTAGGTAAAATAAAACCATCAAAGTTAAGAAACAAATCAGAGTTCTTATCAATATTGCCTATACGATAAGTTACTCTCTTATCATCTATGATGTACTCTTCTGGTAGCTTGTGCTGAGAGTGAATTACTAATTCGTAGTTTTTAGTAGTTAAAGGAATAGCTTTAAGAAGATCCAAAGTACCATTACGATC